AATGAAGTATGGCAAGGAACAAGAATTGATGGAAAAACTTTTATAAATATTAGACCAGTTCCTAATCAAAGGCAATCAATAGATGATGCATCTACATGTAAACTTCCAATTAATGGGAGACGATATTCAAATATAAATACTTCAAATATATCATTAGTTCAATTAGGAATTCCTTATCAATTGAATTATAATATTTATAAATATAGATTAGAGTTGGCAATTGCTAGAAGTAAAGATATTGTTGCTCAGTTTGATATTAATATGATCCCTAAGAAGTGGGATATGGATAAATTTATGTATTATGTAGAAGGTACAGGAATAGCGTGGGTTGATTATAATAAAGAAGGTATACAATTATCACCTCAACATCAATCTGTACTTGATATGTCTATTAAAACAATAGAACAATATATAGTTCTTCTTAATTCTATTATGGAAGAGTGGGAAAAACTATCAGGAGTTAGTAGACAAAGACAAGGAGAGATTGGGCAATATGAAGGTAAATCAGCATCTCAACAAGCTATAGTACAATCGTCTCATATTACTGAAGATTTATTCAAAAAATTTGAGGGCGTAGAGAAACGAGATATGCAAGCTCTATTAGATTATTCAAAAGAAGCTTGGCATACTGGTAAAAAGGCTATGTATGTAATGCCTGATGGAACTCAGGAGTTTTTAGATATAGGCACTGTTAATTATATGGAAGCAAACTTTGGAGTATTTGTATCTAACTCTGGAAAAGATCAGGAGAAATTAGATATGATAAAAGGAATGTCACAAGCTATGATTCAAAACGGATTGCCTGCATCAGCTGCTATGGAAATTTTTGAATCAGATAGTTTCCCTATTATTAAAAGTAAAATTAAGAAGGCAGAAAAAGCTCAAGAAGAATTAGAACAACAGCAACAACAAGCTCAACAACAAATGGAGCAGCAAAAATTACAAGCAGAGCAAGAAAGAATTCAACTTGAATTAAACGAAAAACAAAAAGATAGAGATAATGCAATTAGAATTGCTTTAATTCAATCAGAAGGAGCGGATGTAGCGCAAAATGTTAAACAAGCGAAAGACATAAAAGATTTTACAACTTCTTTAAAAGAAATTGAAATAAAAAATCTAGCTCAACAAGAAGTAGAAAGAGCTAATAAAGCGAATGAATCTATTAAAAGAGATGAATTAAAAATGAAAGAAAGAGGTGATCGTTTAAAAGCTAGAACAGAAAATAAAAAGATGGCTTCTTCAGAAAGAATTTCTAAGAATAAACCTAAACCATCACAATGATAGATTTAGATAGGCAATTTGAAATAATAAAACAAGCTACTGCAGAAGGATATAAAGGGAATTTTAGTGATTTGATAATGCAAGAAGCGCAAGCTTTGCAACAACAGCAGCAACAACAGCAGCAACAGCAAAATCCTGAACAACCTCAAGCGCAACCTCCTCAACAACCTATGCCTGCAGCAATGGCGCCTCCACCACAAGAGGGGACAGGAGATTTAATTCAATCATATCAAGATGCTCCTCCAGGGATGGCTAATAATCCTGTAGGAGAAAATGTTTCAAATGTAGTTTCAGATGCAGGTTCTTATAGAGATGGAGGAGTATATAGAGTAGCAGATATGGTAGAATATGAGAAAGGAGGCTATACAGATGCGAAAGTTGAAGCTAGATCAGAAAAAATTAGAGAAGATGCTATTAAAATGGCATTTAAAGATAAAAGAAAAAGCGGCGGTTATAAATCAAAATACTGCTGGTAAGTGTTATATAATAAAGGCAAAATCAAAAAATCAAAAACTATAAAAAATATTAATATAATTACTTAAATTTGTAACCTAAAACAATAAATATATATGAACCCAAATGAAAAAATACAACTTGATGACATTACATTTGATGATGTTATCGGTGGTGAGGGAATAGATACGCTCCCTACAGAACTAGAGGTTGAAGAACCCACAAAAACTGAATCTTCAGATGAACTTGAAAAAGATATTGAAGATAAGAAAGAAGAAGTAAAAGAAGAAGTAGAAGAAGAGGAACCAGAAGTAAAGGAAGAAAAACCTAAACTTAAAAAGGTTACCGAAGAAGAATCTTCAGATGAAATTGAAGAGGATTCAAAGGAAGCAGAAGTAAGTGTTGTACACGAAGTATTAGATAAGCTCGGATTTGAGACAGAAGGCATGGAATATGCAGATACTGCAGAAGGGCTAGCTAATTTAACTGAAGATGTAGCTTCTCAATTAGCAGAAGAAAAAATGGAAAATACTTTAGAAAAATTTCCATTAGTTAAACAACATTTAGAATATGTATTGAATGGAGGAGAATCTCAAAACTTTATGCAAGCATATGATCCTAATCTAGATTATACAAAAATAGAATTAGGGGAAAGTGATGTAAGAAGTCAAAAAGCAATTTTAGGAGATTATTTTACAGTAAAAGGGCATGATCAAGATTTTATTAAAGAATTATTAGAAGATTATGAAGATACTGGGAAATTACATAATAAAGCAATTCAAGCAAAAGAGGCTTTAGCTAAAGTTCAATCGCAGCAAAGAGAACAACTGTTGGAAACACAACAAAAACAAGTTGAAAGCCAGCAAAAAGAATTAAGAGAATATTGGGAAGGTGTAGCAGATACTTTGGAAAAAGGTAAAGATTTTTCAGGGTTGAGTATCCCAGAGAGAGAAAAGGGTAAATTTTATTCTTATCTTTCTGCTCCTGTTAATAAGGAGGGCTACACACAACGTGATTTAGATCATGGTAAAGCGCCAATGGAAACTAAATTAGCAATAGATTATCTAATGTTTAAAGGATTTAATCTAGAGCAAATTATAAATACAAAGGCAAGTACCAAAGCAACTAAATCCCTGAGAGATAAGATTGCTAGAAACGAAGAGAAAGTTAAAAGTTCTCGGGCTAAGTCTAGAAAAAGAAGAGAGAATGTAGATTTTGATGATCTTGATCTTAGTAAATTGTAAACAACGATGAGTTGTATTAACCTTAAAAATAATTAAAAATGAGCGGAACAAACATTAGCGTGCAGAAAAATTACTATAATGATGCACAAATGACAGACATGAATAGTCTATCAAACGCGCTATTGGCTCGTCCAACAGAATTATCTCCGATAATTACCCACTTGGCAGGAAAAGACGATAAAAGGTTTCCACTATCTTTCTTAACGGAAGGTGTTGGTAATGTTAAGTCTATTGACAGATTGGAGTATGAATATCGTGTGAAAACTCATACATTAAAGACGAGACCATTAGCAGTAACAAACGGAGGGGGTAACCTTGGTTTAAGCGGAGGAACTTTTAACTTAATCTTCCCAGATAAACACTTTGTATTTCCTTACGTATTAATTAACTCTGCTGGAGAGCAAGTTAGAATTAGGGGAGAGCCAGTAGCCAATGGAGGTAAATGGTCTTACCCATGTCAATTAGTCAACCCAGACTTAACTGCAACTTTATCTACAGGATTTACAATTGGAGATCTTTGGGCTAAAATGTATGCACCGGTAGGAGTAGACTTCTCGAGAGGTAATGCTTCAAACTGGGAAACTCCAGGAAAAGTTCGTAATAAACTTACAACAATCAGAAAGTCTTACCATATGTCAGGTAATGCTAAAGATTTTGTAGCTGAGTTTACTTTACCAACTAAAGGAGGTAAAACTACAAAACTTTGGATGGACTATGAAGAGTACACACACATGTTAAACTTTAAAGAAGAGTGTGAAATGTACTACTGGTACGGACAAAAAACTTATGATGCTGCAGGACAAACTTTAATGAATGACGAAAATGGTCAACCAGTAATGATTGGACCTGGTCTTCTTGAGCAAATTATTAATAAAGATACTTACTCTACTTTAACAGAGTCTAAGATCAAAAATATTATTGGTGATTTATTTTATGGAATGACTGATGCAGCTAAAAAACAAGTAACTCTTTATACTGGTACTGGTGGAGCTAGAGAATTTGATGAAGCATTAAAATCTCACTTTGGCGGTGCTGCTAACTCTTGGAAAGTAGGTGGAACAGATCGTTTCATTACTGGATCAGGAAGAAGTTTAGGTTTAAGTGGTTACTTTACAACTTACGAGCATGTAGATGGACATACTGTGAATGTGGTTAAATTACCATTATTTGATCATGGTCCAGTAGCACAAGCTCGTGACAAGCACCCTGTTACAGGTTACTCAATGGAATCTTATAGAATGGTATTTGTTGATCAATCAAATTATGATGGTCAAAATAACCTACAAATGATCTCTAAAAAAGGTCGTGAGTCT